AAGGTTTACAGTAATGTCCAAAAATAAAACTAAGTTTTTTTACCTTATTGCGTACCTACCGTAGTTCGGACGTGCTAATTTATTGATCACAGAGTATCTTAGGGCATCACAAGCGTGGTTATACTTGTCTATTGGTTTGTTAGTGAGCGTACCGTCTTTGTCTTCTATATACTTGTAGTTCCTCATCTCTTTGATTATGTTACTACTTGTATCTTTTACGTGTAGCTTGTACCTTCTTAACAAGTCTATACCTTGATTGATTGCACCCTTCTGTGTAGGTTTAACATTCCAACCCATTCTGTGGATTTCCTCGATACTTTTAGGTTCTGCTGAGTCTGCATAAATTTCGTCCCTTCTGTCTATACCTAACCGATCAAGTTCCTTAGCTATGTCTTGATTAGTCAAGCCTGTCCTGTATAACAGTTCTTCTATATACAAGTTATCACCATCCATATAAGTAGCCACTAGTGCCGTTGGATCATTACTAAAACCGAAGTCTAAACCATAACTAACCAACCTTGCCTGTTCAGGTGTTTTAGCTGTAGTTATAAACGAGAATACCAGACTTCTACTTTGTCCTCTTTCACCTAATCCGTATACTCTCCAATAGTTTTCGTCTGTGTCCTTAAGCCTTTCTATTTCTTCTACAATACTTCGTGGTAAAAAAGGATTGTCTGCATAAGTTGTCTTATAAAATGAACAGTCATTCCTTGTTAATACCTTATCATATATCCAATGATACTCATCTGAGGGATTGTAGTCAATTACTATCTGTTCGGAAGTCCTAAATATTAACTGTTGCCAATCTTCAAAGAACAATTCGTTTGCTTCGTTGATGAACAACAAATCCCGTTTACGTCCCCTAATTTTTTGTGGCTGATCTAAAGATATAAACTCTACTACATTTCCATTAAGGTGGTATTCGTGATTACTTTTTGAGTGTAAATCCTCATTGTACAAATTGTACTGCTTAAGTATATCGAAGAAGTCCCTCATAACTGTACCTCGTACAGCAGGAAACGATTTACGTACAATAGTAACCATTTTACCTTTATTAAACTGACAATAATCGAATATAATCCACAACAATATATTGTAGGTTTTACCCGACCTTGTACCACCCTGATGGACGACTATTTTACTCCTGTCCTTCTGTAATATACGGAAGACTTTGTTCGTGTGTATTACTTGCAAGTTGTTCTGCTGTGTCTATTATACGTACCTCAAATAGTTTTTGTCCTTGTGCGCCTGTTATCTCCTGTCTTTCTACATAACCTCTGCTTTTACCTTTGGTCTTTAAGTAGAACAACAACTCTGCTGTCTTACCTTCCCTGATAGCTGTCAATAGTTTCATTTCTGCTAGATCTAGGTTTCTTTCCTCGATGTCCTCGCACTGTTTTGCAAAATCACCGTCCTGCTTTCTCCAATTATAATACGTCTGTCTTGATATATTAGACGCTTCACAACTGATACTAATGTTACCTAACGATAACTTAAAGTTTTCTAAGAACTTTTCTTTATTCTTCATTGTCTGCAAATTTACAAGCTTCGTTATACTGATTTTTATTTACTTCATATATATAATCCACGAACCTATCATACCATTTAATTTTTTCGTGTAACTCTTCTAATTCTTTCATACGTTGCTTAATAACTTTTGTTCGTTACTCCATTTATCTAAATGCTGATACCCTGCTGAGTAAACTACATCACAATTTACAAGCACTAATAAAGCCTTGTACAGTTGTGTCTGACTAGGTTTTTTACAAACCTGTATTTCTACAAATGTTTTACCACTGTCGATGTTCTTTTGTACATAAAACACCCAAGGACCTTTGCTACTGTACATAGTCATCGAACATTGTTTGTTGTGGTTTTGGCTCGAACTCATCCATTTCGGTTTGTATTACCTTGTCGTATAGTTCTGCTTCCCCTAAAACGTCACCAACATTGTTGATTTTGGCAGACGACTCGTAGAAGTGAATGATCCCTTGTTTGCCTGAGCGACCCATACTGCGACCTTTGCGTGTGTGCATATCGTATGCCCATTCGGGAATATCCAAATGAGTGTCAGCGTGTGACATAAATTTTTGACACAAAATCATATCGACATAACGTGATTTTTTGCAACGTGCAAGTGCAACAACAGCCTGTACAAAGTGTAATTTTTCGGGAGAGTGTTTGTCCTTTTTCTTTGCCAAGAACGTGTACATTTGGTACAGCGACCATATTTGTTGCGGCATTGTGGGTTCTGCAAGACCAACGTCTTCCGATGCGATAATTAACATACGTTTCCATACGTATTCTTTGTAGTTTGAGTTCCATAACTCGATTGCCCAATACAAGGCTTCGTCTTCCATACAACGACGTATGGATTTTTGGAATGCAGAAGATACCTCGAAGAACTCGTAACCTTTCTGCGTTTGCATTTTGAATTTTGACATAGTGTTATTATTAAAAGTTTACACAAATGTACAAAAAAATAATTTAATATCAAAATGGTGGTTTCATTGTACGCATATATTCGTGCTTACGTTTTGATTGAACCGTGTCTTTTTTTAAATCAATTATCTCCCCGTATGTCTTACGCAACCATAATGTATCATTCTTTTCGGTAGACTTTGTTCTGTACTCAGACAATCCACCTCTATTCATAAACGTGTCCTTTCCTACTACTGAAAATCTACCGTCTATGTAACATTTACGATGATGTAATGCATTCTCACAACTGATCTGATAGTCTTCTGCTACTGTTACTTCAGGGTCGTATTTTAGTTTACTGCCTTCTAGTAGTCCAAATGCACCTGCGTTTACAAAACCAGACATTTGAAACGGACGTAACTCCTGATACTGTGCAGGATTACCATTCTTATTGAATCCGAACAAGTAACAACCCATTAACTTAGCTACATTACCCATCCATTGTATAACTTGGTACACCTCGTCAGGTTTCATTTTTGAAGGTTCGCCTACTTCTGTATACAACCTGTTTACTGAGGACACATCATCGTCTATCATAAATACGTTTTTAAAGTGATCATATATCCATTGACGTTTCATAGTAATACCCTTTATACTATCTGGGTGCGTTACAATCTCACTACCTATGTTATACTGTTCGTATTGTTCTTTTTGACTTTCAGGTACACATATGATTGCATTATCTACTGCATCCCTAGTGATTACATTTTTTGCCCGTAGATGTGAAGGGATCACTATCTTTATCTCGACTGTAGCCATTGTTCTCTGAATTTATCTACATTAATTACCATAGCCTTGCCACTGTGACTGTTTTTATAGGATTGTGCCGACTCGATATTTAATGTCGTTTCCATAAACGTTGTATCTATTTCATTATCCGATACAATAATTAAACAATCATACTTTTCACTAAACTTTGGCACTATAGGCTTTTCTGCATTTGTGTTGTCGTAGCTATAGAACTCTTCCTCAAACTCATCTTGAAACATCCCTAGTTCCTTCTCATCAAATCCAACACCTAACAAGAACTCCTTCTCAAACAAGTTAGCCAACATATCGAAATCAAAACTACCACTGTTTTTGTTTAGTCTGATATTTAACTCCTTTTCTTTTTCTAAATCTAGGTCTAACTCCACACAAGGTACTTCATTAAATCCTAAATCCTTTGCAATCTGGAAACGTTGATGACCACCAATGATAACACCTTCTCTACCTTTGTGCTTATTGATAATAATAGGTTCTGCAAAACCGAACTTCTCAATACTGTCCTTGATTGTCTTATACTGTTTTTTAGACAACTGCCTAGGATTGTATTCAGACCCTCTTACTTCGTTTACACTTTTTTGTACTACTTTCATTTTATATAATTATTAATCCATTTACTTCCTTGATTAAACAAGCCATCTACAACCGACATATTAGGTACAAACGTATCTGTTCTGTACTGTTTGTAGGGAACTTCTGAAAAAACATCAAACTTTAATTCTATACCTTTAGTAAAAAATTTTTCTTTTTCTATGTAACTTTTACCACCGATTCCTGACAAATAGGTAGTCCCTTGTAACTTATCCACCATTTCTACTAACATATCAGTTTTACTTTCCTGTAAATCTAACTCACTGCTAAACACTAGTTCTGTGTCTATACCCAACAATGCCATTACCCAATTAATTAAACCTACATTTAAATCTAAAAGACTTTCTGTGTTGTTGTTGATTAAGTGAAACATAGTATACATAAGGTGTGCGTACTTTGTTTTTCCGTACGACTGTTCAATTGTTTTTATAAATTTAGTACGCCATTCTAATGAATTGTTGATCCCTTTGTACTTGATAGGTACTAAGGATTTTTTTTGGACAGGTACTGTAACATACATTTCTTTACCATTCTGCAATATTCTGTTACGGTTTTGAAAACTATTTTTTTTGTAGTCTACGTGGTCAAGTATTACAAACACATCTGCTTGTAACATTTTATGCCAAAACCCTGCATACGGTAAAAATTCAGGCTGGTGTGCTGCTATGACCATCGCTTATACATCTTATTAAGTAATACTTCTCTGCATATTCTAACCCACATTCCATTCCTCTCATACGTGCGAGTGTTCTGATCCCATTTTCATTAAGAGGACTAGGGCTTTTTTTAACCTGTGATTTATTTGCTTCAAATGCGTGTACCTTTTTGTCTATGGTGTCTTCTATGTTTAGATACCAAGCACCTGTACTGGGTACGTCTGACTGTACAAAAGGATATTCATACAATGCTACTAAGGGTACAGGTCTACTCTGCTTTAACCTAATAGCTGCCATACAAGAGTCGTATACAAATTGGTGATCTTGGTGGTGACTGCGATAAGGTATATACATTGCATCGTAAGTTTTATTTCCTATTATATTGTCTAGTGCTGTAGTAAGATCTAATCTAGCTGTTGTGTCTAACAATCCATCAAATTTTTTTAACAGATTATAACGACCAGTTGTTTTTATTTTGCCTAACCTTTCTAACATTTCATCTTGCTCATTTAGTCTTTCTTCAGTGTAGGTAACATTAACTATATCTGCTACTACATCATCTTTTGCCATTAAGCCACCACAACCTAAAATTTCATCGTCAATGTGCGGAGATACTATCAGTATTTTTTTCATCTTCTATTGTGTTGTTATACATTTTCTGTACTATGTTTTCTAGGTAATCTAAATACATCCCTTTTATAAATTCAACTTGATTTATAACGTTAGTTCTTTTTTTTTCTATTTCCTTATTAACGTCTATAGCTAAGGTTGCACCTAACCTGTTTAACTCTTCATTGTATTTACGATATAAGTCAAACATATTTATACTATGTAATACTGTAGCGTGGTTAAATGATGGTCTGCAATTTTGTCTAAAATGTCTAGCTATTTCACTTAGTGTCATTTTTAACCTTTTGTTCATTAAATAAAATATTAAACTGCGAAACTCTACTACTTCTCTCGCCCTTGTATTTTTATATACATCGATACCTGTTTCTTTTTTTATCTGTCTTGCCCACAACTGTGTCCTTGTGTTATTTGTCATAATTCGTCTTCGTAATAATAATCGTAAATAAATTCAGTAACTTCATCCTTGTCTTTTCCGTGTATATACTTTTTGTAAAAGTCTATAACATAATCGAACTTTGCCTTACCTGATTCGTAAAACTCTTTACTACATTTATAGAATCCTATATCTAGTGACACTTTATCTATAGCTATGAACTCGAACTGCTTGTATGTTTTATTAAACATCTGACAGTACACATATACCTGCAAGTCATAATTGTAACCGTAAGCATCCCTTTTAAATCCTTTTAGGTTTTGACAAGTCTTTAGATCTATAAGAGTTCCATTTCTTGTTATTACATCTGCCTTTGCCCTGAAAGGTAAACCTTCTATATAACCACATTCAGCAACTTCCACCTTAGCACCACGTAACCTATCTACTGCCGTTTTGTTTCTAGTGTAAGCCATAGTCCATTTATCTATCTTATCTTTGTGGTCAGGTTTTACGATAGTCTTGTATGGGTGAGTTTTTACTAGTTCTTTATACAACTTTGTCCTTTTGTCTACTGCAGGTGGAAACAAATACAAGTCTTCGTATTTTTCAGGTTCTAGTATTGCTTGGTGAAACATACGAAGACTTGT